CGGGCCGGGGATCGGGGATCGGGGATCGGGGATCGGGGATCGGATCAGGCCGGGGATCAGGCCGGGGAGCACGGGCCGGGGATCGGGGACCACGCTGCACGCTGCACACTGCACGGATCACGGATCACGGGCCGGTAGGTTTGGCAGACTGGGCGCGGGCTACGGCCCGCCACATTTAACTATGATAAACGATGGGCATAAAAAAGCCCGCACTGGGCGGGCTTAGGGGATCGGATCACGCGTCAAGTGTGAGTGTGACCGTCGCGCTCAATCGCTAACCACATGGCGCACCAAGGGATAACGATCGCGTCATCCATAAAGAAGGTCGACTGTGCTGTTTGCCTGAACTGGCGATAGGTCATCGTCTGGCTATCCTGACGCCATTTGCGGTATATCGCTTGGCGCTGTTCTTTTGTGGTTCTAACCATTGTGGGCGCCCCCCCATTTTTCGCACTGTTCATTGAAATACGTAATGGCCTTCGACTCATGATCTACGCAATCAAACAATCGCTCGTGGATTAACAGACAGAAACCGTCGGACCTTCCACCGCTGACTTGTACAAAAGCGCAAGAATCAAGGGTTATGCAATTGACGGTATATTGGTCGTGATCCAAATGGTCGGGGTATAGCTGCTTCAAGGCTTCCGAAAACGTTTCGGGTTTAAAGGTCGCCGTGCGAATAACAGTCAACATGGGCGGGCGTGGCTTTTCTCTTTTAAAGGTCAACATTACGTTTCTCCGTAGTACGGCGGACAAAACGCCCGCCGGTGTATGCGATTATATACGATGACTTTTCTCAAAGTAAACAGGCATAAAAAAGCCCGCACAATGGCGGGCTCGGGGTAGTGCTTTGGTGATTAGGGCTCTAGGCTTAGTTCCAGACTGATATCGCTGTAATCTATCGAAATATCGGTACGCTCGATGGCGTCTCGTATCATTTCTTTTATGCGCTCATCACTCTCGTTCTCAAGCTCCATTCTACTTTCGATCGCGGTATCAACCATGCTCTCGATCGAGGTGCCCAGAATAAGAAAGATGGCGTCGCGGATAGTAGACATATTGCGATCGTTTAACTCCGCTCTCGCCGCGTAATCGTTTACGCTTCTTTCCATCCTAGAAACACGTTCAAGCATTTCGTTAAGGTCCTCCGCCGCTCGGCTAATAACAATGCGATCATCACCGTCGATAAGTTGATTAACTGAAAGCTCATTAAGTCGGTCTAAGTCTGTTCGTATTTCCATGATCATTCTCCGTAGTGCAGCGAACACAACGCCCGCTGTCGTATGCGATTATATAGGATAACTTTTCTCAAAGTAAAGGCATAAAAAAGCCCGCACTAGGCGGGCTCGGGGTAGTGCTTGGGCGGTTAATGCCCCGCGTCAATCAATTGTTGCGCCAGTTCCTGACACTTCACAAAGTGTGAATCGCGCTGATCTTCTCGACCGGCCATCCCCATCATTCCCATAAACTGCAAATTAAAAAGCAATTGCTGCGCGAGAGTGTTTTTTAAAGCCTTTTTAACCGGCGCATTCAACAGTTCTCGCAATTCGATGGGGGTATACCCCATATCCGCGGCTGTAGTATTGAAGGGCTCGCCATTATCTATGCGGCGTTGCGCCTCTTTTAAATCAGTTTGTAGTTCCATTTTGTTTCTCCGTATTTAAAATTAATCTAATTCGCAAAGTCCACAATCGTATTCGCTGACATCCCGGCCATGCGGGCAGATATACCAAGGTGGACCGCCGTTTTCGCACTCCTCACAGCGCAGTTCATCGCCGTAAATGCTAGTACTTCCACACTTCATTTCGATAAATTTATAATCGTAACCACTGGGCACTGTTTGAATAACCGTGTTATTGCACATAGGCTTCTCCGTAAAACCGGCAGCGTGAGTGCTGCCGATGTATGCGATTATATAGGATAACTTTTCTCAAAGTAAAGGCATAAAAAAGCCCGCACTGGGCGGGCTTTCGGTAGTGCTTTGGGTGACTACGCGGCGACTTTGTCAAGTAATGCGCCCGCCTTCCTTTCTATCTCGACGCGGCTGTCCTGATGCGGCACATCCCGCGCAAGCGCAGTAATCGATTGCGCGGCATCCCATACATTTTCGATAGGGCGCCCCTCCTCCTCTAAATGCCGAGCGTTCGCCGCTCTGGCCATGCGGGCAGATAATCCGGCTCGCTTGGTCAGAAACTCCAGACGACTTTCGTCATCGCTCGCAATCTTTGCCGCCTTCGCCGCCTGAACACCTTCGACGAATGTCGCGGTGGCGCCGGTGGCGAAACTTTCGAGCGCCGGTCTAACCTCGGCAGCAAAACGATCACCGGCGAATTTGGTATGTCGGATTTTAACTTCCTGAAAATTTTCAACGCCCCAAAGATTTCTATTCATGCAAACCCCGCGAAGATACATGGCGGCAATGCCCGCCGTTTTGCTGCCCGTCTCAGAGTTCCACGCGTAGAAGCCTCTAAACATTAAATCGGGCTCACCGTTGGCAAGCTTGCCGACTTCGATCGGGTTGCGATCATCCACCAAGAAAACGAACACGTCTCGATCACTGGCGAATAGCGTGGTTGTGTCCAGAGTAACCGGCACTTCGGGATCATAGACAGCGTGACCGTTATTACTCCCAACGATCATCCCCGGCACTTTCCACCGCCCGCCAGATTGATCTACCAGATTTTTAATCGGTTCCAGAATCTCATGGTCAAATATTCGGCCATAATCGGGACCGGTCGCCGCTCGTAGCGCGCCGCCTTCTTTTTGGCTGCCGTATACCTTCACCAATTCCCGATTGCGATTATATTTAAGGCCCCATTGCAAGCAATCGGCAGCAAGCGGCGCGGGTAAATCGCGTAAGTATCCGGCGGGCGCACCTGATAATTGGGCTAATTGTCCGAAGCTCCAATTAGTCGGGACGTTTAAATGTTCGCGGTTATTGTCATCAGCATATTCTATGCTTAACCCGCCGCGAGATGGGTTTGCTTCGTCAAACTCACCGACAATCTGGATTTTGTGAGTGTCAACCGTTCTGCTTGTCATTTGCTGCGCGTCGCTTTTTTTGTGCTGAATCATTTTGTCAAGGGTTAAAAACTTTTGATCATCCGGGCGGGCGAACCATTGAGACGATACAGCAGAATTGCCGATACCATGAGCAAAAGCATTAGTTTCATATGTAGCCATTTTTTTCTCCGTAATTTAAAAAAGTAAGGCGGACCAAAGCCCGCCCCACTAATATCGCATAATCTAGTATATGCATCAAGCTAATATTTCAGAAAGTTATTCGAGCCCGATATCACCGGCCACGTGATGCCTAAGAATAGTGCGAGGCGGTAAAGACTTCGCGAAACGTTTCAACCTTTCGCCGTCGATTTCATCAGACAAAGCGCCGCGGCTAGTCGCTTCCCAATGTAGCCGAACGTTACCACCATCCGCATAGCATCCGCCGCGAGTATCGGGGTCCGCTGCTTTTTTCTTACTTGCGCCATGTGCTGTAAAGCCAACAATAAAATCCCGGTCTAAACGTGCGCACAAAGGTTCGCCGTTTCCGCAATCTCGGCAACTAAACCCTTCGCGGTATTCCGCGGGACAACGTATAACCGTCGGGCTATCTGTCGCTAAAATACTTTTTTTCTGAGACCACGCAGCAACGTCTAACACAACGACAGTCGGAACATGCTCGAAGGCCTCGCGGGCTTTTAATAAAGTATCCGCGCTGTAATTGATAACGGTTTTTCCTTTTTTTAATTTATTACCCCAAGCGGCGTAATCGAAATGCGAATAAGTAAAGGATAGGCCTTTTCTCGGAACAGCATCGATCAACGCATTCAAATAATTTTCATCGATTGATGCCGAACCCTTTCCGCTATTATTCATCGAACACGTAACCGGACAGGTTGCGTATTTTTCGCCCGTGCCCGATCGATACGTCACGGCTATTCCGTCGGTTTTTTTTGCTCTGCTATTTTCTACCAGTTTTAACATGATTGCCCTCATATTGTATGTGATGAATCGCATACCTTAACCCATAAAAAAGCCCGCAGTCAAGCGGGCTTCGTTTTACTTTTTGCGGCGGGTCGGCGGCTTATTCAAATCGTTAGCGGCGTCTTCACCATATAAAAGTCGGTAAATCCAATCAATCAAAAACATTTCATCTCCATTCTCCTATCGTTAGTGGTTATGCGATTGTATGCGAGGATGTGGGACATATCAAGTCAAATATGGTGGACCAATCTACTTTACCCGCGACATGATAAAACGGGTTAACCTTTAAGCCTTCCATTTTTAAATCGACCGCATCGGCGCCTTTATACAGGTATAGCTGTTCCGGTTGATTTTTTGTTTTATGTTTTTTTATTAACACCCAGACACTGCCGTGACCATGATTAGTTAGCCACGCGACTTGATGAGGTCTTAAATCGACCGCATTACCTGCGGTGGCTTTTAATTCAACAAAATGAAAATGACCAAACTCATCTAACAAGACAACATCGGGGACGCCCGGCATCGCCCAAGTTTCTAGACGCGTCGCTTTAATGTCGCGTCCGGTCCTCTTCATTCCCGTCTTCATCAGCCTCCAAAAGTCGGCCTCGCGCTTTGTCGCGGTTTGAGGGATTGCCCTCTCCTTCGGGAGTAATGTCGATAGTGATCGGGGCATAACTTTGTTTAATCTCCTTGAGCGCGTTCATCACTTCGTCTTTAGACATACTGTCAATGCTGCCGGTGCGAATCTCACTCTTACTTACATAAATGTCACCTTGCGCTTGCCCTCGCCGGTATTCTGCCTGAACGGCGGCACTGTATGCGCCATTGTCTAACGCGGCGTCACGGATGGTTTGCAGGTCTCGCAAGTGGCGTTGATAGTTGACCCCAAATTTTTCATCAAGTTCGACACGGTAGGATTGAATAGCATGGACAACGTGCGGACTGATATTCGGGTTGGTTAGCTCGTAAGCTCGGGTATGCGCGGAGCTTACAGGATAGCCCGCATTGATCGCGGCTTCCCGCATGGTTATCTGGCCGTCTTTCGAAACTAATTCTTTAACGAACAGTTCCTGTCTACGTGTCAATGTTTGTGCTTTTGTCGCTTTCGGTCTACCCGCTTTTTTCTTAACGACCGCCTTAGATGCAGGCATATTCTATTCTCCAGTTATTTAACGATACTTTGCCACAACTAAACGTGCTTTTGTATATATAGAGCAGAAAACAAAAAAAAATAAAAAAACTTTTCAGAAGCCCTATACGCAATATCGCTCTTTCTGGTTACACAAACTCGGGTACGGTTACTTTTTTGTTTCTTGTTTATGTAACTGAATATCTCTATATATAACAATAGCTTAATTGCTCTGGTTACACGGTTACACCGGTTACGGCTATTTTTACAAAATATATTTATTTTTATTTTTGAGTTCTATATATACAGAAACCCCTTTAACCGTGTACCGCGAGCCGTGGTTATAGGATAATGCTGCTTGACCCGTTTCCGGAGTGTCCTCCGCAGTCGTCCTTACTGCACCCCTACCGCTTTGGGGGCGGGTCACCACCCTTTCTTTACCTGAACAGCCAAACGGCTAGTCCGGACAGTACACCGGCTATGACGGCCATTATGGAATGCTTGTGTTGTTCTACCCATGGTTTCCTGAACGGCGCGGCGTATTCGTACCATGGTTCTTGGTCCGCGGTACGTTTGGCGTTGTTTCTGAGACAGTGTTCGAGGATTTCTGCTTGTTGCCAACGGTTGACCATTTTTGGTCCGCGGCCTGCGGTTGTTGGGATTTTGATTGGGGCGGGGAAGCTACCGTTTTTTACTTTGCGGTAGACGGTTGGTTTAGAGATGTTTGCGAGTTCGCAAACTTGTTTGATGTTTAGTAGCTTTTCGTTGGTTCCCACGTGTCCACCTCCACATACCAGTTGCCGGGTTTATTTTTGCTGTCTAATGCTTGTGCGTTGATCCATTCGCCTGTTTGTTGGTTGAGCCACGCGAGGAGTTCTTCTCGGTTTATGCTGATATTTGCTTTGACGAAGTCGGGAGCATTGTCGCGTGGTTTTTGTATGCGTAATCCGTTCACAAAAATTTTGTCAGGCATTTACGTTTCCTCATAAAGAATGACCCCAGACGGGGGCAACCGAACTGGGGTCAGGGTCAACTACTACGGAGAACATGACGAACATGTTCGGGTTTAGTATAAGCGCAACATATGGGATAAGCAACAGTTAGTCGCATATCCCCGAACATCTTTTCAAGCTTGTTTTGCGCCTGTTTTTTGGTCAAGCCACGAGAAGGTGCTGCGCTTTTTTTATACGTTGAAGGTGTTACACGTTGCCGCCAGAGCAGGAACATCCAATCTTCTCGGGTAGTTAGGAGACTAGAATAACTTTCTAACATGCTTTTTGGTAAAAATCCATGCACTTTGCCAAGGCTTCTTGCGGGGTTTTTTGGAATTCGCCGCGGTATACTTCTTGGCCTTTTTCGGTTTTGATAATGGGTAGGTAACCGACATCTTGTTCGTCTCGGGTGACGGGTAAAAATCCGACGCCACTGACTACTCTTACGGTGAGGTCGTACATTAATCTTCCCTCTCGGTCAGTGCGCCGTGCTTCGCGGCTTCTTTGTACCATTCAAAGACCAGTCGTAGCTGTCCGCCGATAGTTCGGCCTTCTGCTTTTGACATTTCTTTGATTTCTTCATACACCTCGCGTGGTACGAGGATGCTTTTCCAACGTGTTGTATCCATTAAGCTCTCCCATGTCCCAGAATGTGTAAGATAATATAGGATCATATGCAAGAAAGCAATAAAAAAACCCCGCCGGGGCGGGGTTTCAGGGCTATAACGGTACGTTTGAAACTTAACTGTCTAGGAAAAAGTGCATCTCACTGTATTCGTCCAAGTTTATATATTTTTTATGCCAATCGACAATTTCTGTTTCTACATATCCGTGTACGGGATGCTTTACTAACCGACCGTTTTTGTACTTCTTCGGCTCTCGGACGGCTTCTAGGTACTTCAGCTCAATCATGTCCATTTCTTCAAAATCAAAACAGTCCCAACCGTATTTTTTAATGATAAACTCTTGTACCGCCTGTTTTATCTCGTAAAAGCCTAGTTCAACTTTCATGTTTTCTCTCCGTAATTGATGGTTTGAATAATATCGCATACCATCGCATACGTGTCAAGCAGGCAAAAAAAACCCCCGGTCCGAAGACCGAGGGCCGTGTTTAACTAGGCAGTCGCCAGTACCCGTACACACATCGGGTTCCCTTTCGAGAGCAGTCGTAAGTGTCGTTAATGACTCCATCAATTACTGTCACTTGATGTTTGGATACGTTACATACCAAACGTCCGGAAGGTAACTCATCGGCTTTGAGGTGAACTTTACACCCGCTTCCAATATGCATAGTGGGGGTCCAGACGAATCCCAACTCAAGCATGTAATCCTTAAACCATTTCCGCGTGGTGTTAATGCCGTTGCGGGCGGATCGGATTCGCTTGCCCTTGCTTCGCTTTGACTTGCGCTGCGAGGCGTTTCCCTCTGCCAGTCGGTCATAGACTTCTTGATAGGGGAGCCGTGCTGCGATGGCTATGGATCGACAAACACAGTCGCCTGCTTTGCCTTTGTAACCGGCGGCTTCTCGGCCTCCGTCGTTGTAAACGAACATAGGGGTAGTTGTGGTTTCACTCATGGTGAACCTCCGTAGTTGATTAAAATGTTAAAGAACTTGGGGGAAATTGCCCTCCCCCATCAACCGGGTCTTCCGATTGATATACGCACTTTAGCATATTATCGCATACAAGTCAAGTTAACTTTCTAAAAAGTTATTTGGCTTCACCCCACGATGGGCCGATTTCGATGTCACATTTGGACGGTACTTCGAGCGGGACCGCATTGACCATTACGTCCGCTATCACGTTCGCTTCTTCGACACTTTTGACGGACATGGCCAATTCATCGTGGATTTGCAACATCGGCAGGATGCCCTGTTGATAAAGATCGACCATTGCTTTTTTGGTCATGTCCGCGGCAGATGCTTGGATTAATCTATTTAAGGATTTGTAGGTATAGGCACGTTTCAGTCGGGTCGTGGGCCCATATTCGTCTACCGCTTCCTTGTATGGCAGCGCCTTGTGCATGGCAAACGTGTCGGGCTCCCACATATCGAACCGACACTTACGCCCGAGCAGTGAGGTCAGTGATCCGCGAGACGATTTCTCGTTCAATCTGTTCATCACCCCGGTCATCAAACCTTTAACAAATGGCACCCGGTTGTGGTATTGCTTTGTTAGCTTTTTAGCTTCCTCCACCGACACGTCCAATTGCTCGGACATCTTGTTAACGCCCATCCCATAGATTAAACCTAAGTTAATGGTCTTGGCCTGTTTCCGCGGTATGTTAGCCATTTCTGCGACTAAGCTGTGAAAGTCTGTTGACGGATCGTCGTTGTATGCTTTAACAAACTCTGCGGCACCTTCTAAAGGAACGCCTCGCGTTTTGCCGTATACATGCGCATAATGTACCAAGATGCGCGGTTCCTGTTGCGAGAAGTCAATGGCCGCCCACTGTTCACCTTCCTCCGGAAGAAACAACGAACGAATCATCGGGCCCAGTTCTGGATCGCGGGCCGGGATTTGCTGCAAATTAGGATTGGACATGGAGATGCGGCCCGATACGGTTCCTCCATCGTCAGAACGGATTTGATTAATATGGGAGTGTATTCGACCGTCAGCGTGGCAGTGTTTCATGATGGTGTTGATGAAGGTGCCGGATGTCTTATTCAGATTCCGAGCTTGGGTTACGAGTTGCGCGAGCGGATGCTCATGTTCTTGGAGGAAGAGTTTGGTGAAGCTCGGTGCGCCCTTCTCTGTACGTGGGTAGTTGACGCCGATTTTGTCGAACGCTTTGGCGAGCGATTGTGCCGCCCAAATTTCAACATTACTACCGCTGATGCGCTTGATCTCCTTGAGGACCTCCCGTTCCCGCTTGAGGAGACTATCCCGCGTTCGCTCGACTTTCTCCGTGTTGACGCGGACGCCGCGCATGGTCATGTCAACAAGACATGGGAGGAGATCAAGTTCGAGATTGGCGATAGGCCAAAGTCCTTCTTTGCCAAGTTGAACGGAGAAGTAGTTCCAGAGTTCGAGGGTAAGTTCAGCGTCACCCTCCGCATACGGTCCGACATACATGGCGGGCATCTTCCACATTTCTGCTTTCGGATCGACTCCGAATTGCCTCGCTGCCTCCACTAGACCTTTTTCTGATTTGACCTTACCCAGTAAATCGTAGGACAACGCATTCAAGCTGTAGCTAAACCTGTTTTCATCGAGCAAGGAAGCGATTA